CTACTCCACGGTTTTGGTGATGAGTTCGTAGTGGTGCAGCCGGCCGCGGACGGTGTGGCGTTCGACGGTGCCGTCGACCCGTAGTCCGGTGGCGCTGTCGGCGGGGTCGATGACGAATGGTCCCCACCCGAGGCGCAGGGCGTCGCCGATGCCGGGCGGGATGTCCACGGTGGGGGCCAGGACGATGCGGTAGCGGCTGGACACGGCGGCATCCCGCACGACGACTTCGGTGCCGAGCGGGAACACCTCGGCGCGGACTGTCTGGTCTACGGTGTCGAACTGCTCCACGCCGAAGTCGTCGTAGACGGGCGGGTCGTAGGGCACCTGGAACTGCACGGTGACGTCGTCGTGGAGGATCACAGCGCGGTCCTGCGGTAGCGGTTGAGCACGAACGTCTCGGCGAGGGTGAAGCCTTGGAAGCCGCCACGGATTTCGAGGGAACCCACCTTGCTTTGGAGCTGTTCGGGGTTGGCGACCATGCGGGCGGAGGCGGTGGTGATGACCGCGGCCAGCTCGTCGTTGGGCTCCCCGTCTGCGAAGCCTCGGCCGCGGGTGTAGGACCGCACCATTGCGGTGATGACGGGCACCACCTCCCCGGCCAGGGCGACCAACGCGGGGTCGGTGCCCTGGCCGAGGAACGCGGCGACATCAGCGCCAGAAACGTACACCGACTAGGCCTCGGTCAGCAGGGTGACGGCTTTGGCTTGCAGCAGGGCGGTGTCCCAGCGGGATACGACGCGGATACCGATGCTGTCGTAGTCACCCCATGTCTGGTCGAGGATCTTCACCTCGGCGTTGACGTCGCGGGCCACGACGACCTTGGAGAAGTCGACCAGGGCTACGCGGTTCTTCGTCGACACTGCGGGGATGTTGTCGGTGATGATGACCGGCAGGCCCAGCAGCCGCAGCTCGGTGCCGTTCTGGATGGTGCTGGGGTCGAACAGGTAGCGGGCGTCGCTGGTGCCGACCTTGAGCTTGCGTAGCGCGGCGAATGACGCACTGGTCATCACCCAGTGGCTCGGGTTGACCTTGTTGCCCTGGGCGGTGGCCAGTCCGTCGATCAGAGAGTCGGGGTCGGTGAGGTCCAGTGTGCCGGTGGCGATGCCGCTGGCCCGCAGGATGCCCTTGATGGTGTTGGACGTACCGGCACCGTCCCAGAGGGCGGCGTCGAGGGCGTTGGCGACGTCGGTGACCAGGCGGGTGCGTAGGACGGCTTCGAGGCCGACCACACTGGTGCGGATCAGTTCGTTGGACAGTTTGACGAGAACCTTGAGGCCCTTGAGAGTGGAGGGCAGCAGGGTCACTTCGTCGAAAGCGACGTCGCCATCGGTGATCTGGGCGCCCTCGGCGACGAACCCGGCAGTGACACCGTTGGCGATGCGGGGCACCCGGACCGGGCTCGAGGAATCGAGCACGACGGGGCCGGCGGCCAGGAACGTGCTGGCCTGTTCGAGCGGCTGGACGAGCAGGTTGGCTACCTGCGACTGAATGAGGGTGGAGTTACCCGAGGTGACTTCGATGGCCACGATTGAGTCCTAACGATTGGTGTCGGATTGGGGATTTCGACACGTCGCCAGGACGTCAATCGGAGTGGGCGCCAGGCCCGGGGCACAGATATGCCACTGACATCAGTGTGACATGAAACGCGCAAATGGTCTACTAGGTGCGCTGTTTGAGCAGTCCGAGCAGTGAGAATGGCTCCGATGTCGCGCCGCGCTGGCCCTGCCCGATGTCGCCGGATGGCTTGCGGGACGCCAGATGCGGCTTCTTAGCGAGCAGATCATCGACCGCGGCGGCCAGTGCCTCGGGATCGTCGATGTGGGCCTCGTCGAACGGCAGGTCGGTCGGGTCGGCCAGTTTGCCTGTGGCCCGGACCAGTTCGGTATGTAGCCGTTGGGCCAGGGTGTCGGCCTGCTGGGCGCGCTGCCGGTAGCGTCCGTTCTCCTGCCGCAGATCCTCGACGTAGGAGCGGGGGAAGGCGTCGGGCTCGTCAGGGGTCGCATCTGAGATGTCCCCCTCGGGGGCTTCGGTCTGTTCGTCAGTGGGTTCGGTCTGGGGTTCTTCGGGGACCTCAGTGGTGGTGGTGTCGGTCATGATTGGACCTTTCGTTGTTCATTGATTCGGGTTACGGCGTCGGCCAGTTGATTGGCCAGGTCGAGGGCTTCGGCGGTGTCCATCGAGAACGTCAGGCCACCGGTGCGCATGCGGATAGGTCTCACGGACTCGTGGGTGACGATGACCATTGGGCTCACCTCTCGGGCACTAAGCCGCATTGGAATCTCCTTGTGGTGTGGTGGTTCCCGACGTCTGAATCTTGGTTATCTCGTCGTCGGGGTAGCCGAGCTTGCCCAGTGCGTACGGTGCTGGGAGGAGACCGGCCTGGTAGAGCTTCACCACGGCGTCGGCCTCCTGGGATACCGAGCGGGTGGCGGCGTCGGCCCAGTGCACCCGGATGTCGTCGATCAGGCTGGGGTCACGGCCATCTCGGACGGCGATCATCAGTCTGGCTACCTGTTCCCAGGCGCGTCCGAACGTCTGCTGGCGGGCCTCAGCGCGGGCCGTCAGCGATGCCTCAGCGGCCCGCAACGCGTCGGCGCTGGCGGGGTTGTCGGTGAACACTCCGACGTAGTGAGCGGGCAGCGTGGACACTGCCATGATCTGGCCGAGGATGACCCGGACGCTGGCCTCATACCCGGCGAGGTCGGCGGCCTGGAGCTGACCGAACTTGGCTTCGTGGTTCTCCGAGATCATCGCCCGGTGACCCTCGGGGATCGGGTTGACCTCCTTCGTCATCGGCTGGCCGTCCTCGTCGAGGACGGGGTTACCGTCGTCGTCGAGCACCGGTTCCTCGGTCAGCTCGATGCCGGTGGCCCAACGCCGAGGACGGCCAACGTATTCGGAGGTCACCATCATGTCGGCCAGGCTCTTGTTGAGGGCATCGACCAGGGGCCGTAGGTCGTCGATCTCCGATGAGCCCCACTCGCCGATGATGCGGTCGGTGTTGCGCAGGTTGACGACCGGGATCACACCGAGCGGGTTGGCGATCTCGTCAATGGTCTTGAAGCCGTTGGCCACCGCGCCCTGTTGCTCGGCGCGTAGCCGCACGATCTTGTCCCGCAGGTACATCACGGCCTCGGTGGTCTTGAGGCTCGTGTCCTCCCAGCGTTTGATCGCAGCGAAGGTTTCGCGGCTGCCCGGATCGGTCAGCACCGCCACCTGCTTGGCCGACTCGACGGTCACCTGGGGCCGGCCGAATCGGTCTGCCCACACAATGACGTAGGATTCCCCAAGCAGCAGGGCCTCACGATGGGCGACACCACTGGTCTGGTCGAGGTCGTTACGAATCCAGTCTGCCCACAGCTCGGTGCCCCCGGAGAAGCCGGTGATGCGCAGCCGCTCGGCCAGCGCCGTCACCGCCAGCCGCGGAATGTTGGAGGCCATGATGCCGAACCTGTTGCCCAGAGCCACCTTTGCCTCCGGAGACAAGAAAGCTAGCGGCTGTTTGCCGGTGTAGTAACGGTCCAGATCGGCGTAGCGGGCCAACGGTTCGTTGAGCCGCTGTAGCAGCGCCAGTAGGACATCGGATTGATTCATGATGCGAAGCTCCTCACTCGATTTCGTTTCTTCGTCGCACGCCAGGTGGCACGCGCGTGGGCTTGCAGCATCGCCGCTGCAAGGTCGATACGGGCCTTAGATCCCCGCTTGGCCTTGTCCAAGCGGACACCCTTGGCGTCCTCCCGCAGGACAGCGTTGGCGACGTGGCGGGCCAAACGCGGGTCACCGGAATGGGTCACCTCACCGGACACGACAGCCCGGAACAGCTCGGTGGTCGCGGGGGTGATCCGGGCTGGGGACCACGGGAACGCCACCACCGGGATACGTTCGGCCTCAAGGCTCTGCATCACCAGGGCGTAGCGGAACGGGTCGAACACCACCTCGGTCACCCGGTACTTGCGGCACGCCTTGCGGATCTCGTCCATCACGTCATGCAGCGGCACCGACCAGTCGTCAGCCCGCTCGGGTGGCTCCCAGTAAGCCAGGACGTCGAGGTGCGGTGTCTTGCTGACCGTGGCCACCACCAGGCCCGTGCCGTCCGAGTTGTACGAGCCGTCACACGACAACACCACCTCGGCACCCGCCGGGACCGGCTGGCCCGTCGACAGCCCATCCCACACACCCGGAGGCAGCCACGAACCGGCCGCGCTCACCCGCTGATTCAGATGGAACCTGCGGAACGCCGCTTCTCGAGTTGTGCCCAGCACCGTGGCCAAGTGCTCGGCGTCGAGGGTGTCACCAAGCATCGGATTCGCCGCAGCCCACGCGGTGCGGTCGGTCAGCTCGCAGCCAATCGGCGCGGTGTACTCCCGGAACGCAAACGACCGATCACCACCGAACCGGCCGTGCTCCACCAACCGGCTCATCAGATTGTCGGGATCGTCCGGCCCCTCGGTCGACAGGCCCAGTGTCAGCGGGCGGGCACGAGTGCCACCAGCCAACGCCAGCGCGTCCCAGGTGTCGGCATCGGTGACGTGGACCTCGTCGATCAGGCTGCAACTCGGGTTGCGGCCCTGGAGATTCTTCGCGTTCGCCGGCAGCGGTTCCAGCACCGAATCCGTCTCGGGCACATACAACCTGTCCTGGAAGATCTGCGTGACCCCGGTCAGCCGCTCATCGAGTTCGACCATGCGGCGGGCCACCTTGAAGATGACTTCCGCGGTCCGCTGATCCGAGCTGGCCAACAGCACCTCGGCAGATTCCTCGTCGTCGGCATACAAGTGGTACAGCGCGATCCCCGCACCGAGCAGACTCTTGCCGTTCTTGCGGGCCACCGACAACAAACCCTGACGGGGCCTCGGAGTCTGGTCGTAGACATCGCCCAGGAAGTCCCGCTGCCACTGCCGCAACCGGATCAGCTCACCCGCCGGGTTGCCCTTGCCACCCTTGACCACCCGGCAGTACGTCTCGATGAACGCCGCCACCCGCTCTGAACCACCCTCAGGCAGCTCGTCCAGGGGCAACGGCGCACCCTTCGGCGCAGCTTTAGGCCCCGCGCGCACGTGCACCTCCCCGCGGTGTGTAACTGGGAGTTTGGCTGGGCGGTCCGAGCAGGGCGTTTGCTCGGGGCGTCCCCCCACCTGTTGACCTGCGGATACTGGTGTGCTGCAACGGTTCTGGGCGTGCTTGTCCTCGGGCGACATTGCAGGGGCCGCACACCACGTCGATGTCCTTGAGCCGGATGGCCTTGCCCGCTGCTCGACGTGCCCACGCCTCGGGGCTGTGGTCTGCCTGCAGGTTCTCGGTGGCACCGCAGTCGGAGCAGAAGGGCTGCAACCGGCGGGCGCGTTGGCTGAGCCGCTCCCATTGGCTGTCGTACCCGCGGCAGCCGGTGCACCTGGTCGAGGCTGTCGGCACACCACAGTCGAGGCAGGGACGGGTCACGGTTCGACACCGTTGAATGCGTTGATCATCACTGGTCTTGGACCTCCTCGATGGCGAAGGTGGTGGTGCACCGGTTGAGCCAGTCGAGACCAGCTGCAGAGGACAGCTCGGGCATCAGGTGTTCATAGAGGTCGAGGAGGCCGAGGAGTAGTTGGGTGGATCTACCGGCGTTGCAGGCACTCTGCATGGCTTGGTTGATGCCGTTGGTGTCGTTGCGTCCGTGACTGTCGAGTAGTGATGCGGCTCGGCCGACGTCGGCGGCGGTGGGCTCGTCGACGAGTCCTGAGTGGTCGGCTAGTTCTTGGACGTGGCGGCCTATGAGGTCGATGCCGTTGGGGGTGCGCAGCTCGGTCAGGGGGTTGCGGTGTAGGTCGAGGATGGCCAAGACCAGTTCGGTGGTTCGGTGGTTCTCGTTGGCTTCGTGGGCGATTGTGAGCAGTCCCTCGGTGTTGCCTCGGCGGTGGTGGATGGTGATCGCGGAGGCGCGTCGGGCGTCGGCTGCTGTGGGGGTGTCGGCATAGTTGTCGGTCATGGTGTTCTCCTTGGATTGGGTCCAATAGTCGGTGGGCGGGAAGATGACGCGGCGGGTGCTCATGCCGTCTGCTCTTGTTTGCTGGTGCAGGCCAGGTGTGCATCACCTTGGCCGGCGGTTACGGCCTTGCCGCAGACGTAGCAGCGGGGTACTTCTTGGCCCCGGAAGCGGATCGTGCGCCGCCCTCCGAGGTGATGACGGCGCACGGTCAGCGGTGTGGGCACTGTCCGTTCCACAGTCGGGCCAGACGCGCACGGCGTGGCCCCACTGGTGGATTCGTCAGTGGGGCCACCAGTGGGGCCATCCTGTTCCCGCTGGTCGCGGCCAGTTGGGCCAGTCGGGCCAGTTGGGCCACGAGACGGGGTGGCCTGACTGGTGTTGGCCCCACTGCGCAGGCTCCACGTCGAGGTCCGCGGAAAGCCTGACGACTCGTCGATAACACCGAGTGCCTTCTTGGCACGTTTGAGGGTCCGCTCGCTGATCTTCTCCTTGGCCGCCTCGGCCTTGACGACCTTTGACGGCGTTGCTCCGTTCTCGGTGAGGTAGTCCTGTAGCCAGTGCTCGGCGGCTGTGCGTTCGCCGGGATCGTCGTCGCTGTCACCGCTGAGAAGGTCTCGGGCGTCCAAGCTGGTATCGCCGAGCCATTCGACAGACCCGATCTCGGTGGGGCCGTCGTCGGTGTGCACGGTGGTCGAGACGATGCGGAACTCCACCGAACGGTCCGTGCCGACGTAGTTCGCTTTGGTGTTGGTCAGGACGCGGGTGCCGGTGTCGGGATCTTCGGCGATGGACAGGACGCAGCGGGCGACTTGAGACCACGCTACTGAGCCGAGCATGAGTTGCCCGGAATCGGCACCGACCCGCTTGCCGAAATGGGCCAGGCCGATGATCGTGACCTTGCAGCGGTCGGCCAGCGCCGCGATCGGTTCGAGGTACTGCCGGACGGCGATGTCGTCGTTACCGGAGAACCCTGGCGGGACGACGGCCTTGGCGGGGTCGAGGAAGATCATGGTGACGTTGTGCTCGCGGATGACCTGTTCGATGCGGTGGAGGTCGAGCGGGAACACCAGCGCGCCGGTGCCGAGGTCGGTCTGGACGTCGACGAAGATGACGCGGTCCATGTTGGCCCCGTTTGCGATGAGCCTGGGCACGATGGCGGCCTCGCGGGATTCCTCGGTGCCGATCCACAACACGGTGCCGCCGTTGCGGGTCTCGCGGGCGGCCCACGATGAAGCGACAGTGCTCTTGCCCTTGCCTTCGCGGGCAGCCAGCAAGTTGATGGCGTACTGCAGGATTAGGCCCAGCTCCCACCACACCAGCCGTTTGGCTTTGACCTGGGAACCGGGCGTGACTACCAGTCGTCGTGTCGAGCTGCCCGGCTCCTGGGGGCCGGGGTCGTCGGGGTGTTGATCTGTCACGCGATCTCCTTGCGGCGTGCGATGTATGAGCTACCTCGGGGTCGGGTGCGCCAGTTGGGGCTGGCGGATACCGCGCGGGACGCCTCGGCCATCGCCTCCTGGGCGATCTCCACCCGCAAGACGTGGTGCTCACCTGCGACGGCGACCGCCAACAACTTGCGCGGATCACCGTCTCCCAGTTCGCACCACGCGGGTGTGCCAGCAGCCGGGATCGGCCCGCAATTGGCCTGATGGACAAGGGCAGTGATGAAATCATGGACAGGCCACCAGGACACCTGTCGAGACGCGGGAGAGCCCGCCCCGGCTAAGGGGCGGACCTCCGTCTTCGCTTCCGTCATGCTTCAACACCGAACAGGGCTACTGCGGCTCGCAGTACGTCGGCAAGTTCGAGTGCTTCTGCCGGGGTCAAGTTGGCTGTGGTGGGTTTATTCCACTCTCCACTGGTCATGTCGGCGTCGCTGTAGGAGATTCCGATGAGCGGTTCACCGTCGTCGAAGCATTTCGCCGACACGTACATTCCGGCGCTGTACCAGTAGTCGCCATCGGCCTTGCCGGTCTGGTGGCTGAAGGTGACGTATGCCGCCGTTGACTTGTAGCACGTGACGAGCATCGAACGCCCAACCGCGTCCTTATCCGGATCTGCCCAGATCGGTCGGGGAATCGTCATGATGGTTGAGGCGTCACCGCCGTGGTACAGCGTGCCGTCGCCGTTGGCCTTTTCGCAGAGCCGTTCCCAGGCATCCAACTCGGGTGCTCGGGGGTCGAGATCTACCGGTTCAAGATCGACCGCCGGCTCAGAGCTAGCCAGGGCACTGTTGATCTTCTTCTTCGGTGCAGCCATGATGGTGTTACCTGCTTTCTTCATGGGTGTTGGAGTGGGTGTTCTTCCGAAGGGCGTCGGCGGCAACCGGCGCCTTTCGCGTTATCAGGATCTCGGTGTGGTCCGAGTCTGGGATCAAACCGAGGTCGGCCTGATCGGCTTGGGCTAGATGGCTAACCGGTGCGGGCGCTGTCGCCTGTTGTGGAACCACCGGGTGTCTTCGCTCTGGGCTAGGCCGCATCGCCACCGCCGCGCTTCGTGGCCTTCTCCTGCTCGGCCAACCACCGCTCGATCTCCGATCGCCGGTACACCACACGGCCGCGCGGGCCGAGAGTGAATGACGCCGGTCCTTGGTTCGTGCTGCGCCAGAACCTCAAGGTTCCGGCGTTGATCCCGTACTGCTCCTGCACCTGGTTGGTGTGCAGCAGCTCGTCAGCTGTCATTACAAACTCCCTCTACTGGTCACTGCTCTCATGCAGTGACACTGCAACAAGACAGTATCTCCAAACCGAGGCTGCTGCAACCAACGCTGTACGCTGCAGTCATGCAGAACGAGGCGGCACCGGCCGACACCGAGCTCTGGGCGATCGCTGCAGACAGATTCGGCAAGCGCGTCAAAACACAACGCGAGGGCGCTGGATGGTCTCAGCGCGAACTATCGGAGAAGCTGGCTGAACTAGGAGTCAAGCTAGATACATCGGCAATAACGCGAATAGAAAATGGCAGTCGAGACCCCCGGCTTCGGGAAGCGACCGCGATCGCACATGCTCTAGGCGTTTCACTAAAGGAGTTGCTGAATTTCGACGATAATCCGTTGGGCGCCCTTTACTCGGCGTGTACTGACCTTGAGAACGCCACTTCCCGGCTGCGCGATGCGCTAGGAACAGCCGCCGATTCCGTCGACCACCTTCAGTCGGTTCTCATACGATCCGACGTTCGCAAGGCGGTCGCTGGACAGTATTCCAGAGTAGACATCGACTATGTAATCGATCTGTGCACCAACGCAATTGATCAGATCGAGGAATACGATTTCACACGCTTAATGCGAATGATTTCTAAGGAAGTCCGAGACATCGACGACCCATACATTCACGTCGGAGGTGACGATGCCTCAGATTCGTAATCGCCGCGCTGGTGTCGAGGACCGTTGGACGAAGACGGTCCGGATGCCCGACAGCACGACCGCCACCGTCCCATCGAAGCTCGACGGCAAGGGATTGCGCTGGCGGGCAAGGTATGTCGATGAGGACGGCCGCGAGCACGCCAAGGGGTTCCGCACCAAGACCGAAGCAACATCATGGCTCAACGGCATCGTGGCGGCACAGGAGACAGGCTCGTACATTGACCCCGCGTTAGGCAAGGTGACGTTCTCCAGCTTCTACAAGGACTGGGCACCACGACAGGTGTGGGAGACGAGTACCCGGCACGTCATGGACCAGATGTCTCGGTCCGTGACGTTCGCCAGCGTGCCCTTCGCGGACCTGCGGCCGTCCCACGTCGAGGCGTGGGTGAAGTCGATGCAGGACGCCGACCTGGAGCCGTCGACCATCAAGACGAGGTTCACGAACGCACGGACGGTGTTGCGGGCGGCGCTGCGAGATCGCCTGATGGCCCGCGATGTCACGGACAAGGTGCGGCTGCCGAGGCAGCGGAAAGCTGCTGCGGCCATGCAGATTCCGGCGGTGTCCGAGGTCGGCGCAATGCTCAAGACAGAGCAGTGGATCGGGGTGTTCATTGCGGTGTGCGCGTTCGCGGGACTGCGCCGCGGGGAAGCGTCCGCGCTCCAGGTCGGTGATATCGACTTCCTTCGGCGGGAGCTGCACGTCCGCCGCCAGGTTCAGTGGACCGACGATGGCCAGATGGAGTTGCGGCCGCCCAAGTACGGGTCCGAACGCACGGTGTACATCCCGGAGCGCCTGACCCAACTGCTGTCGGAGCACGTGGCACGGCGCCGCCCCGGAGACGATCCGTCGCGGTGGGTGTTTCCGGGCCGCCTCAACGACGCGTTACCAGTACACGCGGCGACAGTGGGGCGGGCGTGGCGCGCTGCCCGCGGTGACATGACCTACCGGCTGCACGAGCTGCGCCACTTCTTCGCCTCCGGTCTCATCGCGGCCGGCTGCGACGTTGTGACGGTTCAGCGGGCGCTCGGGCACATGTCGGCGACCGAGACCCTCAAGACCTATGCACACCTCTGGCCCGATGCCGACGACCGCACCCGAAAGGCTGCCGCCGACCTTCTCGACCAGGCGCTGGGCGCCACTGCGGACGCACTGCGGACGGAGGCTCCCAAAACCGCCTCTGACTAG